TGTGCTTGTCCTGCTTCTGCTCAATCTGTTCAAGCCGATACAGAATCAGCGCCTTTGTCTTATTGTTCGCCGCAAGGCTGCCGATGAGCGCAAGTCCGCCGGTGATTATCGCCGTTATAATTGTTTCACTCATGGCTATCCACGCCCTTTCAACTTCTTCATATACTCGTCTGCCATTCTTGCCGAAACGGTGAAGCTGTTGTTTTTCCACCATGCCCACAGCGTCGATATAACGCTTATTATGCAGCTCAGCGCCGCATACAGCTGTGTTTCACTGTATGGTACGGGATTCTTGCCGCACATAATCAAAACACTGTTCAAAAGCGTTATGAACGTTATCACGGTTCGGATAACCGTTTCTTTATTCGGACACATTTTCAGTCACCTCCGAGGATTCCTCGATAGTTGCCGCGTTCTTCTCCTCAATCATTGCCTGAAGCTCGGAAAGATCATCTTCCGTCAGAACTCCCTTTTCATAGTAGCCGTTGGCGTTTAGTATCACCTGATAATCCGCCATGTGACCCACTGCGCTTCTGAATCCCGTCATCAAAAAATTTCTGTAGTTAAACATTATACATTTCCTCCCTGTGCAAGTATCGCATTTGTTAAATTATTTACTATTTTGTTTATGTCCTTGTAATACTCAACCTCGATTTTCCCCGGCGCAGTCGCTGTTCCGACCTCGATTATATTTGTTCCCGAAGCAACAAGCGGTATTTCCGCTGTGCTCGCCTTTGAAAGCACGCTGTTTTTAAACGTTGTTCCCGAAGCATTCACAACATGGTCGTTTTTCCCGAGCGGCGCGGAAAGCTCGATTACCGCCGTCTGCGGCTCTGCATATCTTTCGTAATCCGTTTCGCTTCCGCCCTCCTCAAGCATTATGTTCGAAAGCTTCACCTTGCATGAGTTAAGCGTGAAGAAAAACATAATTTGCGTGATTGTTTCGGGCGTTGTAAACGTCAGCTTATAATGGTACTTTTTGCCTGCCTCCGTTACCCACACGTTAGTGTACTCGCTTTTCCCGCTGATTGAAATCTGACCCCGATGCTTTACCGATGTCAGCCCGTCAGGCAGATAAAAATACTCAAAATCGTAACTCAGCGTATATGTTGTGCTCGGCTTTATATCTTTAAAAAAGCAGTTGTTAAACGCCGCCGCTGTCGCTTTCAGCGCATTTATCCCCAGCCACCCCGAGGAGTTGTTTGGGCTGCCAGGTTCTGCATTTTCTGCCGAGGCGGACATTTGCGCGACAACATAGTCCACACCCTTTTCGACTATCGCCCCCGAATCAAATCCCGCCCGCACATCTCTTGACATACTCATAAGATTCTTTCCGCGAACCGTTACGGGGATTTCATATTTCCCCGTGCCTGAGTTTAAATCACCGACGCCGCCCTCTGCTCCGTGAATTACATAATTGCGGACATTTGTGCCACCGCAGCAGTCCGCAAGCGTGAGCGATGATGTCAGACTTTCCGCGCTCCCCGTCGGACAGGTGCGGTCAATTGCCTCAGCGAGAATCACAGCCTTGTCTGCCTCCGTCCAGTAATCTGTGCCGCGGACAGGCGTGTGACCGTCAGTCCCCTTTGGTGCGGTGATCGTAACGCTTTCGGGATTTTCTGCGCCGCCGTCATTCTCCCACGAAAGTGTGAGTTTATCATCTGAAGGTGATGTTACAACAGGTGTAAATGTTATCCCGTCGGTTGCGAGAACAACATTGTCAGCGGTTATCGTAACATCGATAAAATCCGTTGTTCCCTTTGTGCTTCCGTCACCGATGATTTCGATATTGTTCGGGGTATCGGCAATGTACATAATAATATTAGAGTAGGACACATTGGAATTTTTGTAATTATACTGGACTTGGAATGTACATTTCCCGTTTTCGAGCTGTTCAGTGTCGTTTTGTGAAAAACCTACATGATACACGTTCCCGACTTTTGTTACGTTTCCGGGATATGCTTTTTGAATGATTGTGTTTCCTGTTTTAAGGGAAAAAATCATTGAATCAATGCTTTCTGCAATATTATCGGGAACGGTCGTGCGTATGCACGGGGTTGAACCGCGCCATATTGTTTTTATTTCTGACATGTCTTTGCCTCCTCAACATAATGTGAAATCAATCGTGTGTCCGTATATATAACCATCTGATACCTTCTTGAAAACAATCCGGTTTCCGTCAATCGCGTAAGAAATCAGAGATTCATCGTTTACGCTGCTTTGAAAATAACCGGAATCGCTGTCGGTATATAGATGAATGCTGTCTTTCTTAGAGCTAAGACGGTGTCCGTAAAATCCCTTGCGTCCGATAACATCATGAAATGTTAGCATATAGGGCACCCCTTCGGAGTTCTCCCACGATGCTGTAATCGACTGGAAGCTTGAACTTTTCAACGGAGAAAACGAAGCGAGAACCGTTCCGGCTTCCGCAGATGATGACGGGATTGTTACTGTGAACTCCTGCCGGATATGCGGCGCGTCGGACGCGACTTTCATTCTCGCGAAGCTTCTTATGTCTTTAACCTCTCCGACAGAGTTTAATTCTCCGAGCATTAAGGTATACTGTCCGTTTGTTGTTTCGGGATATGTCGGCGAACAGAGAAATGAACAGGTATTCAGATTTTCGTCATACAGACAGTATATAAAGATGTATCTTCCTGTTGCCGGAAGTGCGGCGCTGACCGAAATGCCCTCGGAATCAACAACAACAGTTGCCCCGTTACTGAAATATCCAACCCCTTGCCCTATGGCAGCGGTCTGCGTCTGTACGTCATAAGACACCTTTAGTCCATTAAAATTCACTCCGGGGATAACGATTGCTTTTGTAAGGTCGTTCAAATCCGCAGTTGAATATGAGTTTTTCGACAGGAACGGCGCGACGCCTGCTCCGACAAGATTTGAAATCGCATCGTTTAGGTCGCTTGCGCCGTATGTCGGGGAATAGCTGCCGTCAGATCCCTGAACGCTGTCAAAAAAATATGCTTTGTACAATTTAATCACCCCAATAGTTTTTTTATTAAGTTTTGCCCCGATTCTCCGAATGTGGGTACTGTTATAGTGCGGTTCGGTTCATAAACGGTTTTTACCTCCGTTATCTGAACAACGGCATTGAAACCGTACTCCGATACGGTTATAAAGTCACCGAGAGCGCATTCGCCCCCAATATCTGCGCTCTCGGAGGACGCTTTGACATATTCCTTTTTTTCGGAAACAGCAGCGCCCTCTCGGCGGAGTATTCCGCAGTAATCGGATTCCTCACCTGCCGCAGTGTTGATTGCGTCGTACTCATCAATTACATATGATGCCTCGTCAAGGTTTTTGCGCCGTCTGGAAAATATGAGATGAGAACGCGATTCGGGCTTTAAGAGCCGGAACACCGGGGCGCCGTTTTCCCAGACAATATCCCAGCCGAGTTTTGCAGCGATGCAGCATTTCGACACAGCTTCACTGATTTTGCATGAGCTGAGCGAGATCGCTTCTTCAAATTTCTCGGTAAGGGAATTTTCCTCAACCGTCAAGCCTTCGATTGCGCGTTTGCCTGTCGTGAGATACTTTGTTGCAAGGACCTTAACCGTATCGCTGACCGAAGCGCCCTTTGCAATTTCAAAATCAGTTTCATCAAGCATACGAAACGCCGCAAAGCCTTTTAAGTCGTACCCGTAAACCGTTGTTTTGCCGCTCGTTTTCTCAACCTTCATAACAAACCCGGCACAGCCGCGCCCGTGAACAATAATGTCGTTCGGAACAAGCGGACAATCGGGAAGCGTAAGCTGAAAGCTTCCGACATCCGTAAATCGCCTTGTCCATATTATAGACTGATAGCGTGCAATAATATCGAATTTTGCCCATGAACCGTCTTTCAGCCGATAACAATGGATAATGCTTTCTCTCATGTCTACACCCCCAGAAATCGCTCACGCCAGCGAATTTTTACGGTTAGTTCGGAATCGTTGCATATGAGCGAATTTTCGCCGAGCTCCACCATAAAAAAACTGCTGTCGTCCGATATGTATTTGACTATGTTTCCGTTCACGGTGCTTTCCGCCGTGCAGCCGCTGCAGTCAATTGTTATAATCTCATTCGCGGCTATGGCATAGCTTTGTAATTTTATAAAACTTGAATACGATTCGTTTGTTATTGTTATATCGCGCGCGGCAAGACTGCGCTCCGTCGTTATCTCAAACACGGGAGGAACGGGAACGCTTCCGCCGTTTATAAGCTTTGCGCCTTGAGAACGTTTTGTAAATGGGCGCGGAAGTGCAAATGCTCCGTAAAGGTTGTCGGAACGCTCAAAAACGCCATTTACAATTTCGCGCGGAGACAGCCAGTAAAATCCGCAAATATCGAGAGTGACGGAAAACATACATGTCGTGTTGCTCTTTTTTGTGTATTTCGGGAGCTGGGAGGGAAAGGCTTTTGCATAATATTCATGAGCTCCGTTGAAGTAATAAACATCTGTTTCACTCTTGCAGTCGCACGCATTCGTCAGCAGTATCTTCTGCGCTTCAAGGTCCGCGGCGGAGCTCCCGAAGATTGCGCCCTGCACGGTAAACCCCCGCGGCTTGTATGAAATGTCAAAGTAACTGCTTCCGTCAAATCCTGCAAAGCTGACCTCACGGCGCGACACCGAGCCGGAAGCGCTGTCGATAACGCCCAGAAGCATCATACGGGGATTGTTGCCTATTTCAACGGTTCCGATTTTTACGTAACTCAAAGCACACCCTCCATTCCAATGTTTCTGACGGTTTCTTCGGTTTTTCTTGATATTTCATAAGCGCTGTCGGGCGTTGCCCCATAGATATAGTTATTTACGCTCAGCGTTGTGTCGCCGCGGTATCCGGATGATTTTCGGGCGGCGGCTTCAATATCCTCATCGGAAACACCCATACTGCGCAGACTTCCGGCATTTTGAGAATAATATCTGTTATACGCAAGGCGTGACGTGCGTTCTGCCTTGTCAAGCTGCTCGTTAACCTCTTTCAGCGCCTTTCCGAGCTTGTTATATTCCGCCGTTGTATTGTTCAGCTGCGTTTGCAGCTCAACGCTGGCGTCGGAGCTTTCACCGTACAGCTGATTTGATTCCCAAAGCTCGTCATTTAAATCCTTGACCTTTTTCCCCTGCTCATCGTACTGCCCGGTAAGCATTTTCTTTTTCTCGGTCAGTTTTTCGGTTTCAGCCGCTTCGGGATTCTCCGATTCCCAAAGAGTGTACTTGCTTTCGGCAAGGTCATAGCGCGACTGGCTGAATAAATTCGTCCGCCGCGAATTAACATCGCTGATTGCCTTTGCAAGCTTGTTATATGCAAGCTGTTCATCGTAAAGCTGTTTCTGAAGCTTCATGCTCGCTTCCGATGTTTCGCCGCTCCGCTGAACTTCTTCCCAAAGAGCGTCGTTCACGTCCTGAACCTTTTTGCGCTGCTCATTATACTGCGTTAAAAGCTTCTCCTTTTCCGCGGCACGTTTTTCATCGTCTGTTGCATTCGGATTTTCAAACTCCCAAAGGTTATATTTGCTGTCGGCAAGGTCATAAGCCGCCTGAACAAACTGTTCCTTGCGCTTATGTTCAAGCTCGTATATCTCTGCGGTGGTCTTTTTCAGCTTTTCAAGCTGCTTTGTGTATTCAACAAGAGCCTCGCGCCCCTCCTTGGAGCTCTCGCCGTACAGCTGCGTCATGGTGTAAAGACGGCTGTTTGCCTGCCATACAACTTCATTCATTCCCTCCGCGTCAGAACGGAGCTGTTCAAGCTTTTGCTGCGTCTTTTCGGCTTCAGACGCATTCGGATTTTCATACGTCCATATATTGTAACGGCTGAGCGATATGCTCGCGTAGTCACTGTATGCTTTCTGAAAGCTTGAGTATGTATCAACAGCCTTTTTCGCCTGTTCCTCAAGAGCCTTTTTCAAGCTTTTTTCCTTGTTTTTCGTACCCTTGATAACACCCTCCGTTATTCCCTCACCGATAGGGATTGTCTTTTTGGACGGGGAATTAATGCCTAAGCTTTGGCGAAGTGTTTTCTCTACCTGTTGTCCCATATTCCAAAGCCTTGTTTTTAACAACGGATTCAGGTTTACAAGTCCCCCGGCAATACCATTCTGCACATTATCTCCTATTTCGTTAAATGATGAGATTTTTTCGTCAAATGCAGATGCCAGCGATGTGTTCGCTTTAGTTGCAAGTTTGTTTGCGGCAGCAGTGGGGTCGGCATCTTTCAGACCGTCAGCATAATTCCGCCCCGTTTCCTTTCCGTACTCGGATGACAGCCCTGCGGTTTCTTCAAATTTGTCAACAATCTTTTTGGCATTTCCGTTTGTAATGTCTGCGGACATTTCCTGATAGTCCTCATATGCTGAAACATAATCAGAATAGTTTTCAATGGCTTTGTCGTATGCGTCTTTCTGTTCTTCAAGATTTTTTTTCTTGTCTTTCAGCATTATCCTATCGGCAGCACATACATCCACGGATTTGTTTTTATAGTAGTCGCAGTATTCTTCATATTCGCTTTTTGCCTTATTATACCGCTCACTCAGCTCATCGACAGCCTTTTTCGACTTCTCCATATTTTTGATAGCTTCATCGTAAGCTTCCCTTTTTGATTCCAATATTGCATATGCGGTTTTCTTTTCAATCAGATCATCTATACTGCTGTTAAGCTCTTTGTAATTATCAATCTGGTCGCCCGTCATTTTGTATTCCGTGCCGAGCGCATTATTCAGCTCGTCTAAAATGAACTGTGCTCTGGCCTTGTCTGCGTCTTTGACTTTACCGCTTTCATCGGCAAGTTTTGAAAGCTCATCTTTAAGGTTTTGAAGATAGTGCATTTCCGCAATGCTCGCTTCGGTTTGCTCTGCCGAGGCTGTTTTTAAATCGTTCATGCGTTTTTGCCGTTCATCAATTTCTTTGTTGAGCTTATTAAAAGCTTCGGTTTCCTTATCGGTGGCAGCGTTCAGTCCGACAACTGCGGCCGTAATAGCTCCGATAGCAACCGCTGCACCGATGACCGCGGGACCGCCGATTAAGCCGACAAGCGTTCCGACGGCTGAGCACACAGACCCGATTCCTATAAGCAGCGGCGGAATTGCCGCAACAACCGTTCCGGTAATTACAACGGCGCGTTTTTGCCCGTCAGAAAGATTCCCGAACCGAGTTGTCAGTGTTCTGATTTTATCCGCAGCGCTTTCGATAACCGGCTGAAGTGATACAAGAATAGTGCTACCGAGCTCTATACCCGTATTCTTTATCTGATTAAGCGCTTTTTTCGCTTTGTTGCTGCTTGTGTCAAGCTTTTCAAATGCCGTCTGCGTTGAACCTGCGGAATCGTTCATTTCGGCAAGTCTGTCATTAAAAACGTCAGCGCCGTCGCCGAGCAGCGTTATTGCCGCCTTGCCTGCCTCGGTGCTGCTCCAAAGGTCGCTGAAAGCTATGCCGTTCTTGTCGGCATTGTCTTTCAGCACGGCAAGCACATCGGAAAGAGATTTTCCGTCCTTTGACAAGTCGGAAAAGCTTTTTCCCGTCTGAGAGCGCAGCACCTTATCAACCTTTGTGCCGCCCTTTCCGAGCTCGTTCAGCATTGCATTCAAATACGTTGTTGTTTCCGCAGTTGCAATACCCTTTGCCGTCATAATGGAATATGCCGCCGACAGCTGGTCAAACTGCACGTTATTTGCTTTAGCTGTGGGAATAACCCTGCCCATAGCCCCCGCAAGCTCTCCAACGGTTGTTTTACCGAGATTCTGCGTTTGAATAAGCATGTCGGAAACATCCGTTACCTTGCTTGCCTCAAGCCCGTAAGCATTCAGAACGGTAGTCAAAAGGTCAAGCGCCGCGCCGCTTTCGGCAAAGCCTGCCTTTGCAAGCTTGGAGGATTCGGAAACAAAATTAACCGCGTCAGCCGTTTTCTGTCCTGCGGATATGGCGTTATAAACATTGTCGGCAACCTCGGCGGAAGCAATTCCCGTTTCGTTCGAAAGGTCGGTTATCGCCTTTTTCAAATCGTCTGCGGCAACCTCGTTTGTATCGGCAATGGTAAGCGTTTTCGCAAATGCGTCCTCAAACTGTGAGGCTGCTGCTGTTGCCGCAATGCCGATGCCGCCGATAGCTGCCGAAACAGCCATTCCCTTTTTCCCGACAGTGGTTAATCCTCCGCCGATTTCTTTCCAGTAATACGACGCTTGAGTGCCTTCCTTGCGTAAATCTTTCAGCTTGCTTTCCGTTTCAACAATTTCACGCTGAAGGCGGCGGTAAGCGTCCTCATCAACCTTTGCCCCGGATTCCATAGCTTTTTCCGCTTGTTCCTGCGCCGCCTTTAATTCCTTAAGGTTATCCTCACTCTGTTTGATTTCCTTTCGCAGCAGAGTAAATTTCTGAGAAATAAGCTCCGTATTTTTCGGGTCAAGCTTTAATGCCTTGTCAACATATTTCAGCTCTTTCTCGGTTGCCTTCGCGTCCTTTTTCATGGCGTTTAACGCCTTGTTGAATTGCTTGAGGTCCGCGCCGAACTCAATCGTTATTCCTTTTATTTTTTCAGCCATTTGAATCACCGCCTGTTTCCTTTACGTTAAAATCGCGTCTGAGTGACGTACGGTCGGGCTCGGTCTGCTCGGAAATCCAGCACTTTTCAAGATATTCCCGTCCTTCTTCGGTGCGGTTGAATCGTGCAATGTATGCGTCTCTCCGATACAAAAGCCACTCGTCATACAGAAGTTCTGACTGCTGCGAAAAGCTTATGCCGGTATATTCATAGATGATATGTTCGTAAAACTTTTCGGGCATATAATAAAAGCCGCCGTCCCCGTCATCCTCCGAAAACGGGGAAGACGGCAGTTTCAGTTTGGGAGGTTCGGAATCCTGTTCACCCAGACTGTATAACTCAAAAGCAGATCGATTGCTTCATCAAGCGTTAGATGTTCCTCAATCCATTCGGCGGTATATTTTTTGCCGCTGCGGTCGAGAATAACGCGAACCGTTTCGGTTATTCCGTCAATCTCGGCATTACCCTCTGCAAGCTCGCGCGCAACACGCTGGAGCTCTTTAACGGTCTTAAGCTTCGGAACGTCAAGCGAAAGCTTTGTTTTTCCGAGCATATAGTCAAATTTTCTTTCAAGCATTTTTTATTCCTCCCATTAAAAAGAGGGCGGATAACCGCCCCCGTTATCACACTGCCGTAGGATACACAAATCCGATCTCAACGAGAGTTCCGTCCGACTGCGCTTCGGCAGTAAATTCGGGGGAAATAATAACCTCGTTTTCTTTCTTGAAATCAAGCGTAAGCCCGGCAGTGTTTTTTGCAATCATGAGAACGTATATGTCGCCGTCCTTTTTGTCCTCATGGTAGAACAGAATAGCGTAAACCTTGCCGTTATCGTTTGTGCTGCCGCCGATTTTTACGGTTGTCTGCGTTTCGTTTGTCGTCACGCGTGCGGTGGATACAAGCGCGGCAACCTCTGCACTGTCAATCGTGCAAAGCCCCGGCTTTAACAGAACCTTTTCGTTTGTGATAACAGTTTTGGAGCATGTACCGTCGTCCGATGTTGCAGTGTATGTCTCCTTGGAATACTCAAGCGACGCTCCGTTTTTTATCTTGCCGATTTCGTTTGTGGTTTTTTTCAAATCCTCAACAGAGGGGATTGTGTCCGCAGTAAAATCGGAAAGATAAAGCGCACCGCTCCCGAGTGCAATTCTTCTCATTTTTTCAGCCATGATTCAATCATCCTTTCATATTTTTTCTGTTAGAGCTATTTCATACGCAATCTGAAAAAGCTTCTCTTCGGGAATCCATGCTTCATATTTTGCGTAATCAAAGCCGTCGATTATTTGTTCAAGCTTTTGTTCAAGATCAATGTCCTTTGCCGCTGTGTACAGCTCAATCATAAGAGTTTTTCCCGAAACGTAATTACCTCCGCAATCAGCACCGCTTCTGTCATCGCTCGGTATATAGTAGCAGATATAAGGCGGTGTCTGCGGACTTCTGAACACCATATACGCTGTCGGGGCAAGCTTTTTGAGCTTTGCATATAATTCTTTTATGTTCATATGTTCGAAAGCTCCTTCTTTAACCTTTCGGGCAGTTTCTGCGCCCATGTCTCCGCTTCTTTCCAGTGGGGAAATGCACGTGTGCGGCTCATTCCATTTCGTGTAAGATGTCCTCGTTCAAGCAGGTGCGTCAGCTGATACTGCTTGTTTGCCACTGTGTAGGTTTTTCTGAATCCGCGTTGCTCTTCGTAAATCCAGAAGCTCTCCTTGTATTTTTTTCCCTTGCGTTTTCCCGTTCGTCGCCGTGCGCCGTTCGGAATATTCGGGTTTGTTTCGAGGGAATGAAGCGCGTCCTGTGCAGCCTCGCTCAGCGTTTTGTCAACAACCTCAGAGTATTTGTCGCAAACCTCGGTAAGCGCCTTTGAAAGAGAGTCCGCCCAGCTATTCATTTGCCGTCTCCTTTCTCAGATAAAGCTCCGTTATCCCGTCGCCGCGGCGGTAAACGCGATATATTTCAAACTCATCGCCGTCGTAAACGGCGTGAGTTTCACCGCTGTAGCTTTCGGAATCCACAAGCAGCACCGTTTCCGGTTTTATTCCCGTTTGTTTTGCTCTGTAATATTCATTGGACGGGGCAGAAACCTCCGCACAGAAAAGCTCGGAGGACGGAGAGCGGCGGCGAATCTGATTTCCGATGTCGTCAAATTCATCGGCATACCCGGAAAACAGCTCGCACACACTGTCAAGGCTTACACTGCCCGAATCGGTGACGTTATATGTTTTCCCGTTCACTCTCAACGCGCCCCCTTATTTTTCTGTCACGGATTCTGCGCCTGATGTTTTCGGCAAGCGGAACATCGTCAGTCCGTTTACGGTACCGCCACAGCGAAAAATCAACAACAAGCATTATATCATCCTGTTCGCAGTTTTCCGTGTCAATATGAATCCCCATTGCGGAAAGCTCACGAACAGCGCCCGAAACAAGCGCGGCGAAATATCCGTCACGCTTGTTGTGCGAAATGCCGAGGTCAAGCTTCATAAGCTCTATTATCGTGTTCATAAGCCTTTCCTCCTATTGGTTAAGTATCAGTTGCTGCCCGTGCCTCCGCCCTGCGACGGAGTGGAGGGCGCTGCGTTTGACTGGCCTGCGAACGTAGCGGAGGTTGTCGGCGCGGTGTTCGCATAGTTGAACAGGACAAAGCCCTCCGCGTAAACAGGCTTGCCGTCATAGCGTGCAGTGCCCTTGATAACTGTCTGATCCTCAAGAAATTTCACGTGCTCGCTCTGTGAAACCGTTGAACCGTGACGTTCCATAAGGTTATACATTGCACCGAAACCGCCGGCAATATCATTATCAGCCATGAAATCAAGCTCAACAATGTCGCCGCCGATAATCGGCATTGTGTTGTTCTGTTGCGCGACAAGCGCTGCGGCAGAGTTAAATTCAATCGTCTTCGCGATAAGGTCCATATGCGTTTTGCGGTTCATTACCCAGAACATACGGTTATCGGCGCCATTGTACTTTTTATCGGGTACTTTGAATGCGTCCATCAAACCGGAAAAGAACTGCGCGCCCGTTTTCGTTGTAAGACTTAATTTCAGAACATGCGACGTATGAAGGTCAGTCCAAGCCGGGGCTTTTGACGGGTAATCGCTCGGCTGCGCTGTTTGAGCAAGGCGCGTTATAATGCCGAGCGGCATTTTTGTGCCTGTGCCGTAAATGATTGCTTTATCGATTGAATAACCGATTGCCGCACCGAGATATTCGATAAGCAGCGAAAGCAGATTCGCGTCGTTGTCTTCGAGTATGTAGTTATCAACGGCAAAATAACCCGATACTTTGAAGCCGTCGGTCTCGATTGCCTTAAAGTCAAGACTGAGCTCGCTGATTGAGCTTGCCATTTCTGTCCAGATCGCTTCGGGAATTGCCCCGGCAACCATGCGGCGCGTTGTTCCGCTTACGGGAATCTTGTTGATTTTCGAGATAAGCTTCGAATATTCCGCCGTAGCCTCTTTAATCATCGGGAGAATCGTTTCGGGAATCATTAAATCCGTTCCGGTAACGCTCCTCTGCTGAGTTTTGAACTCCCTCACACGTGTGAGAAATTCGCGAACGCCGCTGTCTTCAAGCACTGCACTGCGGCGTTCCGGTGTAAGTGCTGCAAATCTGCCTCTTGTTTCGGTCATAACGTTATCATTCCTTTCTTTGTTTCCGTTTGAGCCTGTCGGTTCGGGCTCTTTGCCGATGCCCTCAAGCTCTTTTTCCGTGTCGGCAATCTGATTTTTCAGGTTTTCAATATTGCCGTCACAATCAGCTTCCTTTGATTCCTTTTCAAGCTCCTCAATCTGACCGCCGACAAGTGCTATATCCTCATCGGTCTGCGCCTCATCAAGGGCTTTTGTAAGTTCATCTTCGCGCCTTTTAAAGCCGTTACGCTTTTCTTCAAACGCGGTAAGCTGTTCTCTCAGGCTCTTAAGTCTGAGCGTTAATTTTAATTGTTTAAGCATTCTTCAGTTCCTCCAATTTCTTTTTTAATTCTGCTTTTCTCAGTGCGACTTTGTGCTTTGTGCAAGCCTCATGTGCCCTTTGCCGCGCAACAATTTCGGTTTGAGGATATGCCGGGAACGAACAAACGGAGACCTCCATAATATCCGCTTCGGAAACCGTGCAGTGAACGCTTCCGTCGGCGCTGTCCTCATATTCTTCACGAACGGGAATAAATCCGAATGAACACCCCGTTATGTCTCCGCGCTTCACCCGGTTATATGCATCCATCGCCTGAGTGTCGCTTTCATTGACGCGTACTGAACAGTGAAGCCCGTGCTCATCCGAACGGAACTCCGCAGTTCCCGAAGACTTTCTGCCGAGAACAATATCGGTGTTGTGGTTAAACAGCACACGGATATCGTTATTCTCAAGGGACGAATCTGCCGCACCTTTTGCAATTTTTTCAAAGAAGCCCGGAAAAAGCTCCGTTTCGCGGTCATATACAATGAAATACCCGTCAATATACCGTTCTGTCTGCCCGTCATCGTGCACGGTTTCGCGCGTTTTAAAGCTTGCGTCAAAATATGCATTTCTGTTATTCATTATCATCACCACCTTGTTCCAGTTTTTTCTGCTTTCCTAAGTCCTTTACCTCAAGATAATTTTCAAGAACGGTAAACTTATTCATTGAATCATCATCGACAGGGGAGTAGTCAAACTCATTGCGCCCCTCGTTTCTGTTAAGAAGTCCGCCCCCGACCATTTCCTTGACAAACTGAACCTTTTCCGTCAGCGAATATTGCAAAAGAGAACGGGAGTTAAGCTTGACATACATTCCGTCGGAATATATCAGTTTTTTCGTTGTTTCCTGTTCAATGATTTTTGCAATACTCATAATTGTTGTTGCAATAAAGTTATTATATTCGTCCTTGTTAAACGTCCCTGCGCCGACCATGAAGGGCGGAATGCCTATACATGCGGCAACGGTCTGAATATCGAGCGTAAGGCTTTCCTGTATAGCAAGGTCGCGGAGCGTCAAAGGCTGAATTTTCTCCACGCTTATTTC